CCCGCCTCCAGGCATAAATTCTCACACACCCGCTGCATCGCCGCCTCCTTGCCAACATGCTTTATCGTCTTCTTCTGGAGGCGGTGAAACAATATGTCATCGAACACCCACATGACGATGCCAGCCATCAGCTGGCCCACGTCACCGTCTGCATGGATGGGCCTTGGTGGCTTTCCTTTCTTGTAGGGTTCGTTCTTGACGCCTCCAGATATCTTGAAGTGCGGGTTGTGGTCCATCACGAGCTGACGGGCGGCATTCCAGAAGCGCTCGTCACTCCACTTAGGCGACTTGATGCCGATCAATCCTCCCATTTTCGTGATCGCGTGCCTTACAGCTTTCCTCGTGAAGATGTGTGTCTTCATGTCCTCTACGACCTCCTTAATGCGTTTCACATCTTCGGCGGTCGGAGCGAACTTGTGCTGCTGCTTCATCAACACGCGCCACATGATTGCGGACAAGTAGTTGCCGACGGTGTTCGCGTAGAAGACGCGTGAGGCTCCTGGCCCCATTTTCACCGCCCTAATCTCGTCCGTGAGCTGGCCTGTCTCGTAGGAGTACCCGTAGACGGGGGCACCTCGTCTGTAGGTTAACAGCTCGGGAGGCGAAGGCAGCATCGGTGGCGACTTCGTGGAGAACTCGATCTGCGAGCCATCGCGCGCCCGCACGATGGCCTGTCTGACCCACTCGCACCTCTGTTCCTGGCTCGCCGTTGTCCAAGGTGACGGTGAAGAACCACTCGAGGCATCTGCCGATGGCTGCGGTGGTTTTCCCGACTCGGCGGGTGTCGGCTGGGAATCCTCCTTCTCCTCCCCACAGGGCAGGAGCCCAGGTTCCAGATTGGGGAAAGTCGTCGACTCGCTCGAACGTGTTGAGGAGGTTCGTGAGAGTGGCGGTGCGCCCGTCCACCACCAGCCGCCAGTAAGAGGTTCGGGTTCGTGGAAAAGTTCCCACGCCTTCGGGCCCGTAGGGATACAGCACGGGCAACAAGCGTCCCGGGGTACTCTCGCTGAACACACTTCGGCAGCAGCGTACGGTC